GTAGAACCAAGCGAGGTCAAGATTATTTGGCCGGCAGGGCGAGTAACAAAGAACATGAGCGACAAAATGGGGGCCATGGCTAAGGGCCACATGAACCCCGCTGAAAACAATAAGATAGATATTGTTGAGATAGTGTCGCGAGATTGGGATAGGCCCGAAGAAGAAGTCTATCTATACAAGGTTATAGATAAAGAAGAAAAATCCTACATATTTGAGGATGAATTTATAGGCATAGGCTCTAATCCGTGGATATCTTTCCGCTGGAGCAAGGGTAGCGGTGAGATTTACGGGCGCGGCCCAGCATTCAACGCTATGAGTGCGATTAAAACGTGCAATTTGACAGTTCAGTTAATCCTTGAGAACGCAGAAATGTCGATTGCCGGGATATGGCAGAGTGACGATGACAGTGTAATTAATTCTGACAACATCCGCCTAGTTCCCGGCACCGTTATCCCGCGTGGCGTTGACAGCACTGGTCTACAGCCGCTTTCACCCGGTGGGGATTTCAATGTTGCCGATCTTGTGCTGAAAGATCAGCGGCATAACATTAATCGGGCTCTGTATAACGAGACTTTAGGGCGGCGGGAAGGCACACCTATTAGTGCGACAGAGGTTGCCGAGCGTATGGCTGAATTATCTAGGCAGGTTGGCAGCGCACACGGGCGGTTACAGAAAGAAATGGTTTTCCCTGTCTATAAACGTGCTGTTTATCTGCTAAGGGACCAAGGGCGCATCGAATTACCCACGTTAAATGGGCAGGATATTGAATTACAGGCCGTTTCTCCCCTAGTTAGGGCTCAAAGAAACGAGGATATCGCCCAGCATGTCAATTATGCGCAGATGTTAGGGCAGTTATTCGGCGGTGCGGCTATACAAAACATGCTAAACCCGCAGAAATTTGCTGAAAAGCTGGCATATTGGTATGAAATCGACAACGATTTGCTAACAACAGAGGATGAGCAGCGCAGTAATGTGCAAAATCTCGTAGAACTTGCGGGTGGAGCGAGTGAAGCCGGGGTTGATCCCATTAGCGCAGCACAAACATTGCTTCCATGAGCCAATCCGATAGCGGAAAACGAAAAACAAAAGCACCAGCGTACTTTATAGATGGTGTTATCAGGCCAAAAGAGGCCGAATATAAGATAAATCAGGTCTTGCGGGAGACTTTTAAGACCGATGCAGGGCGGGTAGCTTTAAATTACCTCAAAGAAATCACGTTATACACGGTTCATCCTGCCGGAACCGACGCTAATGTGTTAGCGCATACTGAAGGTGGGCGGTATTTGGTTGGTTTGATCCGCAAAAGAATCAACGATGCAGAGAAGGGGCTTCCTAATGTTTCATAAACTATCGAATCCTAAGATATTGCGTGCGCTTGATAGCGAGGGCGGCGGCGGTGACGCCGCTGCGGCAGAATCAGCCGCGCCAGCCGAAGAAGGGGGTGCGCCAGTTGAGGCGGCTGAAGGAGAATCCGCATTACTTGCCGGGAAATACAAAGATGCGACTGCTTTGGAAGAGGGTTACAACCAACTTCGCACGGCTTACGATAAGAAAACGGCAGACATCAAAACGGATATGGAAAAAGAAGTAAGAGGGCAGATTGAATCTGAGTATCAGCTTGTAGCTAAAGGAGATATCCCTGAGAAATCAGAAAACTACAAGTTTAGCCCGCCGGAAGGCTTAATACCGGAGGGGTATGACTTCAGCATGAAAACGGATAACCCGGTATTCCGCAAATGGCAGGAAAAAGCCCACGATATGGGCCTTACACCGGAACAGTTTAATGAAGTGACCTCTATCTACGTTGAAAACGAAATGTCTCTTTTGCCAGACCCTAATGCCGAGTTGGAGAAGCTGGGAGAGAACGGCAGGGCGCGTGTAGACCGGGTAGATATGTGGTTATCCAAGCATTTAGATGCAGATTCGTACATATCCATGTCTAATTTCTCTGGTGAGGCGTCGTTTATTACGGCGATGGAGCAGATTATTAGAAAAGCTGGGCAAGCTGGCGGCGATACTGAAGGGGTGCAAAGCGATACTCCGCTATCCCGCCCAGAATTAGAGGCAATGATGAAAGACCCGCGCTATCGTGACCCGCGACATCGGGAAGATGCGTATGTAAAACGGGTAACGGAGGGTTTCCGTTCTCTGCCGTCTTAACCGGCTAGGCTGGTTGCCTCTGCCAGCTAGGCTGGTATGGGGGTCAGGTTCCCTCCCTCCCTCCTGGCCCCCTTTTTATTTATTGTGGACATCTATTAAAAGTATTGTATTTTTAAAGAATACAGGCCCGAAGTATTCTTAGGGCGGCCCCTATGGGATACCCGCTCCGACGATCTTAGGACACCCTGCTTGGTGAAACCTTGATTGTGGAGTATGGCAATGGCCTTTCCCGATATTGATGATGCTTTCGTCAAGCAATTCGAAAGCGAAGCGCACATTGAGTACCAGCAAATGGGCTCAAAATTGCGTAACACCGTTCGCACCAAAGCGGGTGTGACGGGTGAAAGCACTACATTCCAAGTGATTGGTAATGCAGTTGCTGGAACCAAATCACGTAATGGCGATATTCCAGTGCAGGATGTATCGCATGCACCAGTTGAGTGTACTCTGCAAGACCGGTACGCCGGTATCTATGTGGATGATCTTGACGAACTCAAAATCCAGCATGACGAGCGCGGTGCGCAAGCAACCAACCTCGCCTCTGCGATGGGCCGTGATACGGACGATATCATCCTTACTGCTATGGATGCGTCCGCGAATGCAGCAAACGCGACTAATGCTGTATGGACCGCTGCTGCTGCACCGATTGCAATTATGGAAGCTATGGGTAACAACAGCATCCCGTTTGATGGGAAGCTGTACGCAGCGGTTCCATGGGAAGCATGGGGTGACCTCATGGACATCGATGAGTTTTCAAACGCGGATTATGTCCCGTCTGAGAAGCTCTGGTTTGAGGGTGTAACTGCCAAGAACTGGCTTGGCTTCCACTGGTTCCCGCATGAGAACCTGCCCAAGAACGGTGTGGACCCGAAAGCGTTTTTCTACCACGCTTCGTCTACCGGGCATGCACTTGGTAAGGACTTCATGTCTCGTATTGACTATGTGCCAACAAAGGCATCGAACCTGATTCAAGCGTGTATGTCTCACGGTTCGGTTCTCATTGATGACACCGGTTGTATCGAGATCATTTACGACCTCGCGTAAGCGTTAATTGAGGAGAAGTTCCATGGCGTTAGTCAAAACAGACTTCGCGGTGATGGGTGACGGAAACGGAAGTAAGATGGCGGTCTATCGAACGGCTGATGCAATAGCAGTCGTGAATAGCTCCGGTTACTTCAACGATCTGTCCAGCGTGTTATCCTTGGGCGATGTTATATTCGTTCAGACGGTTAATGACCCTGCCGCTGTCACCTCGGTGTCGGCTGTAAATATCGTCTATGTAAACGGTAATGCTTCTGGTGTTGTTGATGTAACAGACGGCCTTGCAGTTACCGCAACCGATACAGACTAAGGAGATAGGGGGGCTTCGGCCCCCCTTTCACCGATATGGCAGCAGATACTGATGTAGCAATTGCATCTAATGCTTTAGTTTTGATCGGGTCTAACCCGATTTCTTCTTTTGCTGATGACAACGGCGGTGCTGTTGTTGCCAACGAAATCTATGAAGATGTGATTGAAGAGCTTCTTGCGGAAAAAGATTGGACGTTCGCGAAGAAAATGAGCGATCCCCTTTCCCGCTTGACGGCAACCCCCGAAGTAATTTGGAATGCCGCTTACCAGTTACCTTCTGATCTCATTGATGTCAGGACTATTCTTATTGGTGATTCGGTTGTTGATTACGAAGTTTTCGGCGATCAGGTATTTTTGGATGCCAGTGCAGATGACACTGTAACAGCGATTTATACCTATAGGGCTCCCGAAAATACGTGGTCTCCGTGGTTTCGCCTTTATGCCGAGCTTTGCCTAGCAAGTTTATTTGCAAGTTCGGTTGCGATGAAGGGTGACCTAGCGTCTATTTATG